AATTGCGGAACACCGTGCATCCATCGGCCTGCACATCCCAAGACCAGCTGGTCCCGCCCAGCGCCTCGACAATATCCTTGACGCGCGTTTCGCTGATTGACTGCGAACCATCGTTGATCTTGGCCGTCGCATAAGGGCCAGTGCCACGGAATGCGCTGCCCCGTTCCTCGACTTGGCGGAAATTCACGTTGCTATTGATGAACAGCCATTCGCCAATCGATGCCGCGTAATGCACCGTCATGTTGTCGATAAACCGCACGTTGGCAGTGTTGGCCCCGCCCACGGCCCAGAAGTTGCCGCCAGTCCAAGTGCCTTCGAGAAATATCTCGTTGCCTTCGATAATGGCGTCTGTGCAATTAATGAAGTTGCCGCCGCGTGTCAGGTTGTTTGCTGATGATGCATCAGCCACAAATAGGCCGTCACGAATGCGCAAATGCTCGCAGTTTTCAAAGTCGAAGCATGGGCCGATACCTTGCCAGCCCGGCGTATCAAACACCCAGTTGTCAGCAGGCGCATAGGCGTAATTGGTGTTGCGCGCCTTAGCCATGCCCTTGCCGGAATACGATTGGCAATTGGTCCAACGGCCTTGCTCATGCGAGTGGAAAACCTGCGTCCAACCCGTCCAATCGTAGAGCCACCCGTAGGCGTAACCCACGGTCATGCAGTTGTCGAAGTTGTAGCTGTCGCCTGCATCGGTATCGGCCTGTCCCGGTGGGCAATCAGGATCACTCGACACGTTCGACGGGAACACATGCGCATCGGTCGACAGGATGAAGAAATTCCGCCCGAACACGTTGAAGTTCCGCCAATCAAGGCCACGCTTGATGTTGCGGGTAATCGTGACGTTGGTGAAGTAGCTGGTCGTATCGCGCGCAAGAACGATCACGTCGCTAATCTTGTGGCACCACGGCGCTTGATCACCGCTGAACCGCACGTTGAAGCAGCAAGCCGATGCCGTCGCATTGGCAGGCGTCACACGGAAGTCGCGCGCGTAGAACTGCTTGTTAGCGCCCGTTGCGCCGGTAAAGCCATGCTTCCACAGTGTACCTGTCGATAGCCACCGGATCTCTGTCATGTCGCGACCGAGCCCGATAATCTCGACACCTTGATCCAAGCCGGTGTTTACCGTTGTGTTCCAAAATGACACACCGGAAGGCAGAACCACCACGCCGCCATTGGGCCGGTCGTTGTACCATGCCTGCACCGCGATGCTGTCGATCTCGTTCGTCAGCGCAGTGACTTGCGGGACAGCCGTTTGCCATTGGCCCAGCGTCCACCCCGTTGTGTTGACGCCTTTGAACTTGGTCACGCCAGACAGGGGATTGCTGGCACCGTTGCCTTTGTAACCATAGTATCGGATGTTATCGGCGGGTTGCGATAGGGCGAGGACTTCGGCAACCGTCAGGCCGTAGGTTGTGCCGATTTGCGTTGCGCCGGTTGGGGCTGTGTAAAACGAAACGGAGCCGAGTTCGCGCTGAAAAGTAGAACCAGACAACGTGCGAACATAAATGGTCACAAGCCCGCCAGCGCTTACACTGAACAGATCACCCACAGCCGTCAGCGCTTCACCCTCTGCCCTGCTGCTGTATGTCGGGCCGGTGTATAGTTCAGCGGCGTCCACAGCGGACAAGACAAGGTTTTGAGACAGGTCATAAAGCGCGCGGCCATCGCTTGCCAATTGCTGCAATGCAGGCCGGACTTGATCCCGCGCCATGTTGGACCCGATGTAGATACCATCCCCGATGGTTGTCACATCAGCGGGGTTGACCGGATAATCTTGGAAGGCCATCGCGTTCTCCATTGCGGGAGCGCACGGAAACGCGCATAAAGCGCGACCATGACACCCGGCGAGATTTTCTTGATTTGCGCGCTCAAAGGCGCGGTGATGGTTGGCTTAAAAAAGCTCGGATTATTCCGAGAGCATGGAGTTGAGGTAAGCCCCAAGCCCAGCGCCGCCAGCACTGCCTATTCTGGCGTTACGCTTGAGTTGTTCACCGATAGCGACGGCAAAGTCTGGACGGTCCATAAGCCCGCGAACGGCAAGGGATTGAGCACCCTTCGTCCCGCCAAGCGCAAGCGCTAGGGTAGCGCCAAGGCCCATACCGGTTCCGGTTGCCGCGCCACTACCATCGCCTGCGGCATAACCAGCCCCACCAAGCCCGCCAGTGGCACCAAGGCCAACAAGCGCGCGGGTGAAGGTTCCACTATCGCCCATCTTAGATGGCAAGACTTCCTGCCCAGCGTTTGCCAGTTCAGCGAAGGGGCGTTCACCACCTGCTGAAGCAACCTTGCCAGTCAAGCGGTTGGCAGAACCAGCATCAGCCATGTTCAACTGCGAAGGCATAAAGCGCCCGTCTTGGTTCTTTGCCTTATCGACAGCATCAGCCAGCACCATCAAGCGACGGTTCGCCGTGTTAGCATCCACGAAACCCTGATAGGCACCGGGATTTTGCCGCTCCAAAGCCCCTGCAAGCGCGTCTTGGCCTTCGCGCATGACTTGGCCCACTTCCGCTCCGTAGTCGCTGTTAGCGCGTTCACGGCCCGTCCGTGCCAGCCCGCGATATGCTTCTTGGAAGCCGCGCCCTGTCATCTGGTCGGTCATTGGATTAATCGCACCGTCAATGCGAGATTGCAGGCCAGCTATCGCCGCATCTTGCGCGCTGTTGACGTTAGGGATGCGTTGGGCACTTCCATAAGCCGCTGCTACATCCTGTCCGAATTGAGGATCAGAAGCGTCAATGCGGACAGGCCCAAGTGCATTATCATAGGCTTGGCTGCGAAGGCCCGCCAGTTGCTGAATACCGTCGGAGCCAATGTCTTGGACCTGCCCACCAGTCGTTTCCGCGCCGATGTCAAAGGCGGCTTTGTTGAAGGCGTCCAGCCCTTCACCGCGCCGCCGATCAATCATGTTGCCGACAAAAGGAATGCTGGTTAGCGCGTCCTCGACTTTCTTGAAGCCACCACCCATCGCCTGCCCAACGGTTAGAGGCACACCTAGTTCGCGCAGATATTGGGCCGCAGGGTTTGTAACGCCGCGCGCTACAGCACCAGCGCCACGCATCGCACCTTCGCCCACAAGCCCGCCAACAAGGCCCGCAGCAGCACCAGTAAGCGCGCCTGTACCACCTTGGCCTTCCTCTGCCGCGTTAAAGCCCGTCAAGCCACCGTAAGCCGCATCAGCGATACGTGGCGCGTACTTGGCCAGTGCAGCCGGAGCACGCGCCAGTAGGGCCGCTTCAGCCATGCCCGCGCCTGTCACGCCACCAATCAGAGAACCAGCAATCGAAGCGTTTGGATTTTGCGCCTTCATGGCGTCAAGCGCCGCCTTACCTGTATCGCCAGCAAGAGCCGTCGAAGTGCCAGCGGTGAAGCCATCTGCCATGTTGGCCACAAGCGAACCGGCTTCAGAACCCGCCGCACGTTGCAACAGGCTCATATCCTCGACTTGGCCGCTATCTGCGCCATAGTACGCCTTGCCGGGGTTTTGCTTCATCCATGTTTTGGCCGCGTTGTACTGTTCCGGGCTGATAGGCGGGATGCCTTGCTGCTTCAAAACGGTGTCGATCATCGCCTTGGATGCGCCCGCGTTCATCATCGCATCGATTTGCTTTTCAATGCGTGATGCAGGCACGTTGCGCGTTGGGCCGCTGGCAATGCGGGTTGCGTATGGATCGCCCATGTTGGTCAACGGCGAAGCGGGAGGCCCGCCGTTTGTGCCACCTGCGCCACCAGCGAAAGGCGGTGGCACAAGAGGAGGCGCGTCTTGCTGGCCTTGTGGAGCCGTTGCCTGCGTAGCTTGCGGGTTAACCGGCGTGATTTGCCCATTCGCATCAGGGACGCCGCCAAGAATGGCAATCGACCGTGTGCGGGCAAGGTCTGAAAGCTCCTTCAGACGTGCAAACTTATCAAGCGCAGTGGCATCATAATTGCTTGATGATGGAAGGTAAGGGCCGACAGCCATCTGTGCTTCAGCGACTGAATTCAACTGCCCGCCTGTAAATCCAAGCAATGTGCCGACCTGACCACGCACAGCTTGAGCGGCCTTGTCGAACTGGTCGTTGGCTTGCGTCGGTAAAAAGTCAGCCGCACCCATCAGGCCCTTTGTTGCGCCGGGGCCGTCGTTAAACTTGGCCTCCATATCCGCAATCAGCTTGTCCATCTGATTTGCAGTTGTGAATGCCGCGATAGCGTCCGCGCGCTCCTTAGCCGTCAATGCAGGGGCTTGGGCCTTCTTGGTGCCATCAGGGTTATACTCGGCTGCAAACTTGATTGCGTCTTGCCGCTGCTTTTCGGCGGCCCGCGCATCATCAGCAGCCTTGCGCGCTTCCTCTGCGTCCCTCTGCGCAAGCCTTGCTGGCGACGGCGCAACCACATTGCTGGCTTGCGCACCAGCAGCGCGCACCAATGCCACGGCATTACCCTGCGCATCGACTTCCCAGATATTACCGGCTTCGTCTTGCATCTGTGGCATTTATCGCCCTTTCGTGCCGTTCTTGCCGAAGTACGGAACATTCCAGTTCCCTTCAGTGTGAACGTGATTCCCATTATGGATGAATGCCTTGCGCACACCCGGCAGACCGCGCGCTTCATTCAGTATGGCGTTCAGATCGCCGCCTGCATAATCAACTGCTTCGCCGGTTAAATGCTTGCTATCTGGCACACCCTTGACCAGCGCATTCCCTTCAGCAGTCCGCCGCCCGCTGGTCATCACGCCGCTTTTCAGTCTGGCAGGTGGATTAGCGAAAGGTTCCCGACTGTGGCGCAGTCGGACCTCCTACTGGCCGGAGTTTACCAACTGGCTTTAGCGGTTGTGTTGGCGGCGCATTAGGCATTGCCGGAGCCTGCCCCGGAACCGCCACCCATTGACCGCCGCCAAGGCCGTCAGGAATGAAGTTCATCTTTGGCGTAGGGTCTTTGTAAAGAATTTGCGGCTTACCATCAGGCCCGATCATCCCCACCGAACCGTCATTGCTCTCGAAATAGTGAGGCGTTGGCTTGCGGTACTTGGCTTCAATCTGCTGCTTTTGCTCATAGTCAGCAAGTTCACCTTGCCGACGCAGGCCCCACTGCGCTTGTTCACGGTCGGCCGCACGGTTTTGCATTTGCGATTGCGTGAACAGTGCAGGCCCGCCGTTGATGCCCGCCAGAGCATCGCCAAGAATGCCCGCGATGATTTGGCCCTTACTACCCTCTGCGAACAATCCTTTAGGCTTGGTTGGCAGTCCACCAAGGCCTTCAGGCGTATCAAATGCGCCACCTTCATCCATAGGGCGGCGCGGCAGACCGATAGGCGTAGGGAAGCCTTGATCCCACCGATCACCGGCAACAATGTTTTGAAGGCCGATCCCCATCGGCTTCTTACCCATCATCATCACAGCGCCCCATAATTGACGGTTGCGTACCCATCCACCACAGGGCCAAGTGCCCAAGGCCGGATTTTAGCGACTTCATCAGCCATCACGCCCTCACCCGGTTCGCCGTTGGTGTAGGTCCAGCGATAGACGCCCAGCCCGTCCTTCAAGGTGGAAAGCTTTTCGATATCTCGCTTCAAACGACGGTCCGAGAACATAGACGCTGCTTGCAAACCAGTGCCGACAACGCCCGCCAATGTCGCGCCAAGCCCGCCGCTCTGCTTTGTCGTCTGCGTCCCGTAACCACTAGAAGCCTGACGAACCGCGCCGTTCGCCGCCTGCACACCAAGCCAAGGCAATTCAGCCGCGTTGTTCAGCAGCGATTGTGAACCGCCCATAAGGTTTTGCGCGTCATTGATTGCCTGTTGCTGATAGCCACGCTCAACACCGTAATCCTGATAGCGCGCTTGGTTTTCAGCATCAGCCAATTCACGCGACAAGATCGCAGCATGTTGCCCCGATCCAAACCGCCCGCCCGATCCAAACTGATCACCAACCGATGACGTTACGTTTTCACGGGTCTTGCCAAGGATTGCGTCAAGGTATGGGTTGCCCTGAAGGTTCGCGCCGGACAGATTGCGGTTCACAAGGCTCTGCGCGCCGGTAATGCCTTGTTCAGCGCCTGGGGCAACGCGGCCATAAGTATCGCGCTGCATTCCGGCATATTGCTCAAGCTGGGGCTGTGTCGAGTTGAACACCGCGTCTTGCTGTTGCAGATTCTTCAGAATGTAAGGCTGTGCAGGTGCCCAAGGATCATTGGTCTGCACTGTTTTCTTGCCGCCCATTATGCCCAGTCCTTCACCAAATACTCACCGTCATGCCGCCAGCCATAGCCACGCAGCACGCGCTCCCAGCCTTTACGGCCAATAATCCTGCCGTTTGTTGCGCCCGCAGCTTTCGCCGCTTCAATCGCTGTTTCCAGAAACGGAACCGAGCCGGACAACACCGCGCCACCAGCAAGCCAGACTTCAAATGTATTGCCATCCATTCGCGTGACCATTGCCGCGACAGGCTCATTCGTGACCGTCAACCAGAGTTGCGCGCGGCCATCACGAAGGTTTGAAGCTACCTCGTTCCAATCGTTGCCGCCGCGAATAACTGCCCGATCCAGAAGCCGGTAAATGTCAGGCCAGAGCGTCCCATATGGCGGCGGGACAAAGCCGAACGTCATGGCGTGTAGTAGTAGGGCCGGTAACGCCCACCGCTGTTGACCGCGTAATCAATCGAGCCGCCGCTACCGCCGCCGCCAGATGAAGGCGTCTCACTGGTAACAGTGCCATCCACCACAGTTTCAGCAGTGGCTGTGGTTGCCGGATCAATCGCGCCGATAAAGTTGGGAAGGATGAAATTGTCAGGATCAACCGGAGTACCCTCGTTATCCGCCAAGTATGCGAACAATTCAGGGAATGCCGCTTTCGACACTTCAGAGCCATCGCAAAGCAGGTGGAACGGAACCGCGCGTTGAACAGGAAAGAATGATATTTGACCGACGCGAAGATAGCCACCTTGCAGCGCATAAAACCCATCCGACGTATCACGCGCCAGCATTTCGAGATTCACCACAGCCGCAGGAACGTAAGGGTCTGCCGTCTGCTTTGTGCAGATATAGGCATAAAGAACACTCACCGCCGCCCACCTACTTCAAGCGTGGCGTCAATGCCGCGAACGTATGACCAAGCCTGCCCTGCCACTATCGACAAAATGGCTTTCACAAACCGCCCACGTGACCGCACCGGCATTTCACCTGAAGCCATGAGCGTTGACGCATCGGAGCGCCGCGCCACATCGCCAAGACGTTGCCGCGCATCAAGGCGGATCGTCATACCGCCAGTTGCATCGGACATAGGCCGAACACGCCGAACGCGCGCATCACGTCCTTCAATCAGTTCAAGCGACCGGCCCACTATGCGGGCTTCCATATTCTGGCCTGAAAAGGTGCCAAGAACGCCCGCACGGAACACGTAAAAGCGCGGATCGCCAGCGCGGAACCGTGCCGCGTCGAACGGGTCCAAGCCTTCACCCTCTACCAGATCATCATCCACACCGATTGCGGGGTCTTGTTCATCCAGTGAGGGCGCGCGCGTCAGGCGAGACGTGATAATTTCGGCAGAGCGGTCAATCTTGCTCCACTTGTCCAAAATCCAGTTGTAAATCCACATCCGTTCGCCGGTTGACCAAGCCACTGTGTTGCGCTGGCCATCAATCGCGGTTGAAATATCGGAGAAATTAACGACGCCATAAAGGCCAGCAAAGGCGCTATCGACACGCTCGAAACCAATCGACTTGATTTGCGCACCATCCCACATCTTGAAACCGGTTTCGGAATACCAGAACGCCAGATCGCCGTGCTGCGCTACCGAATGAACCGTCGCACACCCTACGTTGCTGCTGATCTTATCGAACCGGAAAAGCAGGTTACCGCCAACGTATGCCATCCGGCGCACGGCATTGCGTTGCAGGATCAAACCCACTTCGCCGCCGATAATGCCGGTTACTTCGCCGCCGTCTGGAAAGTCCTGAAAGTCCGATTTGCGTTGTGCAGGTGTCCAGAATTCAGCATTGTTTTCAGCCGACCAAGCGACTTGCGAAACACTGCCGTTTGTCTGCGTCCCCACGACAAAATTGTTCACCACCGCCAACGCTTCCATTTTCGGAGGCGTCCCGCCCAGCGTGGTCACATCATCGGTTACAAGATCAATCTTGAGCGGGTCATCAAAGTGGTTTGTCGCAATGGCGAACGTACCGAACTGCACAAAGCGCCACCGGCCATTTGTAGGCGTGGCGTACCCCGTGCCGATCTCAACCCATTCCAGCCCGTCTTGCCGATATAGCTTATCCACCGTGCCAGCGATGAATACCACACGGCCCAACGGAGAGACGAAAGCAGACGCCCCGCGACACGTGGCAGGAAGCGTGTCTGTATGGGGCAGAAACTCCCCTACAGGCGAATACCCACCAGAACCCACCGGATAGACGTTTGACACGTCCTGAAGCCCTGGAGAGGCAAAATCGGGCAAGTCTGGCAGGAAGTCCCCATATGCCAGTTTCATGTGCGGCGAATACGCGGCGCAATCGGCCCCGACCCCCACTTGCGGCGCATTGCGTCAGTCTTTAATTCGGCGATGGCTTCATCAAAGGCCGACTTCCACAACCCCACACGGTCATCTTCAGCCAGAAACGCAGATGCCTGCACAAGCGCGCCATAGAGATAAATATCAGGCGCGCGCGTTAGCAGCCAGTTAGTGGTGTTGATCGAAGTCAGCGCAGGGATGGACCTGCGATACACCAGCGTAATCGAAACCGTGGCATTCGCAGGCGCAAAGGCAATTGCACGATTAACGATGCTGTAAACACGCGGATCGCCGGAGATTGTCCGATCATATCCGGCAAATTCAACAGGTCCAACCTGTGCAAGCGGACCATAGCCAGCGCTGATCGATACCATTTCGCCAAAATCAAGCGGTAATGCCGTAAATTCGCCCGTTGCGGCGAATGTCTCGGTCACTTCCATATCTGGATCATCAAGCAGCCGGTTAAGGCGCGATTCCGTCAGACGCAGGAAGTCAGGGACACGTGCAACGAGGTCAGACCGGTCAAGCCAGTCACCAACCGCCGTCACCATATCGGAATAGGTTGCAATACTCATGCGGATTTGACCGCACGGTGATTTTCATAAGTCAGACGGCTATAATCCGCAGCAAGCCGCTTGAATTCCGCGTCATACTCGTTGGAGTAGATGAATTTTTCCCAAGGAATGCCGCGTTTCTGGCAGTATTCCATTGCGACAACCGTTGGCAGTTCGATGACCGCACGGCCCAATCCGTCAACGTTTGGCGCACCTTCAGCATTCACCGCAGCCACCATATCAAGCACCTGCGTATTATCCTGCCAGCGCTCTACCGTGACTTCGTTGGTCACACGGTCGCCCCACCAGCGAACACGAACGTCGCCCTCCC